TACTTTGTAAAGCTCCTCAAGAAATGATAGACCAGAGGAAAGCTTATGTTGGTGAAAAAACACGAGCACAGACTGAAGCAGTGGATGCGCAATACATGAATCAAAACGACCCACGTATGCCTAAATTTGCTGAAGGTCAAGAAAATGGTCGAAGTTTTGGAAAGGGGAAAAAATAATTAGGAGAAACAATCATGGCAACTACAGCTAGTCCTTACGGACTTAAAGCAGTAAACCATATAGGCGGAACCCCATATGCGGGTGCTATGCGTCTATTACCGATTGCTTCTGGATACGGAACTAATATATACAATGGCTCGATTGTTGCAATCGTAGCTGCGGGAACTATTGAAATTGTCACTGACCAAGGTACTAATGGTGACCCATTCCCTGCTGGTGTTATTGGTGTTTTTGTAGGTTGTACTTACACAGACCCTAACCTCGGCACAGTAGTGTTTAGACAAAACTGGCCAACAGGCACAGTGGCGGCTGACGCTTTAGCATATATTGTTGACGACCCAGATGTAATCTTTATGGCACAAGCGGACGGCGCAGTGACACAAGCTGACTTAGGTCAGAATACTCACTTAGCAGCGGTGCAAGCTACAGGTACAGGCGATACTACTACAGGTAACTCTAATAGTGCTATCGACGCTACAACAAATACGACAAACACTTTTGCTTTCCGTATTGTTGATTTTGTAGACAGTCCAACTTCAACCGTGGGTGATGCATTTACAGACTGCTTAATTAAGTTTAACGCAGGTATTCACTCATATGACAACGCAACTGGAATCTAATTAAGGAGAATAAATTATGGCAATTTCAAGAGCCCAGCTCCTTAAGGAGCTATTACCAGGACTTAACGCTTTATTCGGTTTAGAATATGCGCGTTACGGAGAAGAACATAAAGAGATTTACGAAACTGAATCTTCAGATCGTTCTTTTGAAGAAGAAACAAAACTAGCTGGCTTTGCAGCCGCACCCCTTAAGTCTGAGGGAGCAGCAATTGCGTATGACAACGCACAAGAAGCTTTTACAGCTAGATACAACCACGTAACAATTGCTTTAGGCTTCAGTTTAACTGAAGAAGCAGTTGAAGATAATCTATATGATAGTCTTTCAGCTCGTTATACTAAAGCTCTTGCTCGTTCAATGGCAAATACTAAGCAAGTTCGTGCAGCTAATGTTTTAAACAATGGCTTCAACGGTGCTTTCTTAGGTGGCGATAACGTATCATTATTTGGTACTAACGCTGCAGCCGCGGTTGTTAACCACCCATTAGTAAGTGGTGGTACTAATAGTAATACACAAGCAACACCAACAGATCTTAACGAAACAGCATTAGAAAACGCAGTGATTCAAATTGCAGCGTGGACTGATGAAAGAGGTCTATTGATTGCTGCTAAACCTCGTAAGTTGGTAATTCCACCAGCTCTACAATTCGTTGCTACTCGTTTATTAGATACACAGCTGCGTACTGCAACTGCTGATAACGACATCAATGCGTTGAGAACTAATGGTGCAATTCCAGAAGGTTATTCAGTAAATCACTTCTTAACAGATGGTGATGCTTACTTTTTAACAACTGACGTTCCTAACGGTATGAAGCATTTCGAAAGAACTCCGCTTACTACTTCTATGGACGGTGATTTCGACACAGGTAATGTTAGATACAAAGCCCGTGAAAGATATTCATTTGGTTGGTCAGACCCACTAGGTATGTGGGGTTCACCAGGTGCTTAATTAAAGCGCCAATCCCTGAAGAACCCAGCTCCTCTCTGCTGGGTTTTTCTTTTTATTGAGTACAAAAACATACATATGACTTTAAAAACTTTAATCGTTAAAATACTTATATTTTTAACTGTATTTCCGGTAACTCCTACCATTGCAGTTTTAACTACCCTCTATAGCTCTTTATCTAGGGTATAATTATGCTATGCAATATTTAATTGATATGTTTGGGGTTAGCGTTGTGTGTATAGTTGCGTCTGTAATTGGGGGTTTCTGTAACTACAATGTTAAAAAAGTAAAAGGAAAAACTCCTAGAGGAGGTCATGTTAATTGGCTTATGGAACGTAAACGTGCTCGTATAGAGTTTTTATTGTCTGTATTTATTGCCGCTGTTTCAGCTGAGTTTTTTGTACCGCCTATTGTTAATCAATTTGGACTTCATATAACCTTCTCACCAGCAATAGCTTTTTTCATTGGGTATAGTGGTATGAGACTTATACCTATGATGGAACGAAAAGTATCTAAAGCTCTTGATAAATTAGGTTAATCTCATACATTTCATTAGTACACAAATAAAATAACTGTATATAATTCTTTTATCAGCACTGCTGAAATCTATAGATAAAGGAGAAATATCATGGCTTGGACAACACCATCAGCAACAGAAATGAGATTTGGTTTTGAAGTAACTATGTACGTAATGAACAAGTAATTTTAAAGATTTATTAAAAGGGACTTCGGTCCCTTTTTTGTTGTATAATTACATGAAAACGTGTAACATTAATTATCTGGGAACAACCAGCTTATCATGACTGCCCCAGCAGACGCATACACGACAGATAAGCTTAACTTTGTATGGAGAAATAATCATGGCTATAACTACATTTTCTGGTCCAGTCAGATCCCTTGGAGGATTTGTACAAGACGGACAGAATAACGCAATTGATGCAACTGCTGCTTTAGACGGTGGTGCACTTACTTTAACCGTTCTTCCTGTCGCAGCTTCAGCTGATGGCGTAACACCCGTTGTTGCATCTTCACCTGGACATGCAGGTAAAGAACTTACTATTACCGCAGATGGCGGTACATTCACATTACCAACAATCGTAGGTACTGTTGATGATGACCCATCAAACCCTAACCAAACAAATAATCTTGGCATGCAGTTTAGATTTACTGTATTAACTGATATTACTACTAACATTGTTGTTAACACTGGAGCGTTGACTGACGTAATTTATGGAACAATTAATTTCTGTGATGATGCTAACGATGCAGGCGTAGCTGGATTTTTCCACACACCTGGTACAGCAAATACAGTAACATTTAATGGTGGAACTCAAGGTGGAGATGCAGGGACTACATTTACTATGACAGCGATTGGCGCTGCGGCGTGGAAAATTGAAGGAGTTTCAGTATTTCCAACAGCTTCTGCACCAGGTACACCGTTCTCAACAAGAACTTAATATAGGAGAATAGACATGGCTTTAACAACAGATATATGGGCCGTCACTCCTAGTTTTTCAGCTGGGTTATATCGAGCAGGTGCCGCTATTTCTGGCGCAGGAGATATAACACTACTTACTAATCAGCCTCTAGATAATGGGGCTGGTTATCAAATTCTATTTACTTGTGCAGGCGATGCAACCGCTGCTACATTTACTATTACTGGATACAAGGTTGGGGATCTAACTCAATCAGTAACCACTGAAACTGTAGCTGGGGTTGATACCGGCACTGCAACTTCCACAAACTATTATTCTAGAGTTACTAGCATTTCTTCCGATGCAGCTGTAGCAACCAATGTAAGTATTGGTAATGCTATTGCTGATGGAACTGCTTTACCAAGAGCAAGAATGAAAGGATTTTATTTTGTAGGTTCTGCAGGAGCAGGTAGTGTTACATTAACCTTAAATGGTAATGCAGCATCAGATAGAGTTTTATTAAGTATAGCTACTCCAGCTGCAGTCGAGTCACAACAAATGGCTTTACCCGGTGATGGAATTTTAATTAACGGAAATGATGCACTTGCATCGTTTGGGGTATTAACTCAAACAGCTGCAGTTACGTCATTAACGGTATTCTGTGGATAAACTATGGACGACAACCCTAAACCCAATGAAGAACCTCAAGAAACTCAATCAAATAAAGAGCGACTTGAGGAGCTTCGTAAATGGTTTGAGGCACAAACGGATTGCGTATAATGGCAACTCAAAAAAAACGGGGAATGGGTATAAAGACTTCTGTTAAGTCTGGTAATTTTAGAAAGACTAAATCAGGCGCGGGAATGACAAAGAAAGGTGTAAAAGCTTATCGAGCAGCAAACCCAGGCAGTAAGTTAAAAACAGCAGTAACAGGAAAGGTTAAAAAAGGTTCTAAAGATGCAAAACGACGTAAATCATTTTGTGCAAGATCGGCAGGACAAATGAAGAAATTTCCTAAAGCAGCTAAAAATCCTAATTCTAGACTTAGACAGGCAAGAAAAAGATGGAAATGTTAAAAATGGATGATTCGACGAAACACATATTAGACTTTGCGTCTATCTTTACAGCGGTAGGTACTTTACTATCATGGCTTCCTCACTTAGCTGCAATATTTACAATTGTATGGACTGGGATTAGAATATGGGAAACTAAAACTGTGCAAAGAATGAGAAGTAATAAAACTAAAACTATAGCGCCAAAGGTTGTAAAACGAAAACCTGAAGCAAGTAGTAATAGGGTAAAGAAGTAAATGCCAACAGTAAGTAAAAAGCAAGAAAAGTTTATGCAAGCAGTGGCTAATAATCCAAAGTTTGCTAATAAAGTAGGTGTTAAACAATCAATAGGACATGAATTTACTAAGGAGAACAGTATGAAAAAGAAAATGAATATGGGTGGTAGAGCTATGAAAGATCGAGATGGCTCTGTAGCAATGGACCCTAGAATGCAAATGGCAATGGCTGAACAACAACGAAAAGCCGCTGTTGGTGGTATGAAATACGGTGGTAAAGTTAAAATGAGAAGCGGTGGACCAACAGCCAGAACTAAACACATTATGAATGAAAAAGATGAAATTCGTCGTGTGGATAGAGAAATTCGTGAAAACGAAGGCTATAAAAAAGGCGGTTCTATTAAGGATAAAGAAGGGCGTGCATTAGCTAAAAACAAAAAAGGCATGTCTAAATCTAAAATGGCTGATGCTAGAGGTCGTGCTATGAAATCAACAAAAACTACCAAAGCTAAAACTGGTGGATCTAAAGCTAAGATGACAGCAAAAGGTAAACAAGGTTACAATGCTAGACTTGATGAGTCATTAGGGATGAGAAAAGGTAAAGCTTCAACTAAATCTCAATCATATAAATCTCGTAGAGATGAATCTAAAGGCGCTAAAAAAGCTGCAGGTAAAAGAGCTTATTCAGGTAATAAATCATCAGCTCAAGGACGCGGTAATGCATCTAAAAGAGCAGATGGAATTGCTAGGAAAGGCCATACACGTGGTCGTCATGTTTAAATCATGATGAAATCTAGAGGTATGGGCATAATAAAACGTACCAACTTAAAAAAAGGTGGAAGCGTAAAAGATGCTTGCTATCATAAAGTAAAGTCATCATATAAAGTATTTCCCAGTGCTTACGCTTCTGGTGCTATTGCTAAATGTAGGAAAAAGAAAGGTAAAAAATAATGGCTGTACGTAAAACCAAGAAAGGACTAGCTTTAAAACGTTGGTTCAAAGAAGATTGGAAAGACGTAAAGACTGGTAAAGCTTGTGGTAGAAAAAAAGGTGATGGAAGGGGAACTCCTTATTGCCGACCTAGTAAACGTGTATCCACTAAAACTCCAAAAACATCTGGAGAAATGACAGCAGCACAGAAAAAGTCTAGAATTGCACAAAAGAAAAGACTTGGTCAGCCGGC